TCCATCCGCGTCGCCAGGTCGGCCATCGTCTCGTACTTCTGCTCGTCGAGGCCGCCGCCGATCGCGACGTTGACGACAACGTCGAGGCCGGTCTGCCAGGAGCGCGGGTCGTACTCGGCGTACTCGCCGTTCGACAATCGTGCCATCCGCGACGGCGCCTGGTTCTCGACGAGGAGCTCGATGATGAGGCGGAAGAGCGGCGCCACGCCCATCTCCGCGAAGATACGCGCGATGGACTCGATGTGGGCCTGCGCCGCGGTGATCGCCGCAATCGCCGCCGTTCGGGTTGTCGACTGGAGGGAGCCGGCATCCATCGCCGCCATATCCTTCGACACGCCCGTGCGCCGTTCCTTGACGTCGCGGTAGAAGTCGAGGACGGCTAGGGCTTCCCGCCCAACGAAGTTGTGCTCGATCGCCCAGACGGAGCCGGGGGACCGCGCCCGAATCGGCGCACCGATCTCGGTCGCCATGATGTCTTCGAGGTTTGCATCCCCGTCGACGTAGCCGAGCCGCGGGTTGATCGACAGCGCGAGCGAATCGTTCATCGCCCGCGCGATCGACGACATGACCAGCTGCAGGTCCATCGTGTAATCGGAGAAGCCCTGCCCGACGATCGTGTGCGGCTCGGGGTCGGGGCAGATGACGGCGAACGGCCGGCGGGCGCACGGCTCGTTCTCGATGACGTGGTAGGCTGGACCCAGCGTGACGATCTTCCGCAGCTCGGCGATGCCGTCTCCGTCGACGTCCATGAACGGGTAGGACTCGATGTAGAGCGCCTTCTGCGTTGCAATCGGCCCGATTGCTGAGGTGTCGGGCTTGACGATGTGCTGCCGCGCGATCTCTTCCTGGTTCATGTCGAGGGAGACGTCCTTGAACGCCCACTCCTCGATCGTATCCTCGTCGACGCCGATCGACAGCAGCTGCGACCGCGTCAGCTCCGTCCGGTGTGCCACCATCAACGCCACGCCCGGTTGGGAGTGGTCGTCGGTCGTTGTGCGGGCGCCGCGGGTGAAGAGGTATTCCTCGGGGGGCAGGGGGATGAGGCGAATCTTGCCCTGCCGGCGCGTGCGCGTGAACTCGACGTCGAAGAGCGGCTGGCCGGGGGTCGACAGCGAGCTACGCCGAACCTCGTCCGTCCGCACTTCCTCGTCCTGTTGGAGGAGGATGACGGCCTGCGCCGACAGCCCTGTGGACTCGTACGCGCGCGTGTCGACGGTGTCGTCGTACCAGCATTTGACCACGCCGAGCCGCTTGACCAATGCGTCCTTGAACCACGACCACAGCGTGAGGAACCAGCGGTTGTCGACCTCGAGGACGACCTTGTTGACGTAGTTGGTGGCGTCCTTCGCCATCTGCACCTGCGTCTTGTTCGTCGGCCCATACTCGACGGCGCCCTTCGGCCCGGTAAACATGCGCATCAGCGACGGCATCACGTAGAGGACGGCGTCGCGGAGCTCGGTCAGCACAACCTTCGACCGTCCCTCCTGCTCGTTCCCGAAGGGTTCGCCCTGGTAGTACTTCGTCGCGAGCGCCCGGAAGGGCGACAACTCCTGGTCCGTGTACTCGATCGCGTCCCACAGGAGCTTGTGCACCGCCGACTGCACCTCGCCGTCGGACATGGGCACGGCGTCGGCCTTCACCTCGGGCGCCGACTCGCCCTGCGCGAAGACGCCGCCGTCGGCATCCCCATCGCGATCGCTGGGCTCCTGCCCGACGACACCGGTGTCGGTATCCTGCGGCTTCACGGGGTGGGCGCCGGTCTGCACGTCGCGGTTCGTCGCCTGGTTCGGGCTCGAGCCCTGACCGCCGGCGCGAACTTTGCCACCGCCCTGCGAGGTCACACGCAGTTCCGCCGTATTTCGGTCGCGGACAACGTCGCGCTGCACCTTCTTGTAGTCGGTAACGTCCTGGTCGCGGTCCTCCATCAGAAGACCACCACGGGAACGGTTCCGGCGCAGCTTGTCTCGGGCGGTAATGCCTTGGCCTTCGTCGGCCGGGCTCCGCATAAAGGCGGTCGGAATTGGCTTATCTCTCCTTACGGGGTATACCCCAACCAGTCTCAAGCTGCTCTACGCGCTTAATCCAGTTGCAGTTGGCACACAATAGCTGATACTTCCCAGAATCAGCCTGCGCAATGACTCGCTTGTTGAAGGCGACGGAGTCTCCTTCACGATCTTTACGTCCCCCACCGACGCTTGCGGTTCCGCCAGTACTCTCGTGGCTGTTTCATACTAGTCCAGGGAGTGCGCGGGCGATCTTAGACCGCCACGACGTCGGTGCGGAGCCGCGGAGGAGCGTGATCTCGTCCGTGGCAAGGGTCAGCAGGAAGGCGTCGGCGATGTCGGGGGACCGAAAGCCGCGCTTCTTCAGTTCGTCCTTCGCCTCGGCCATGATCTTGTTGCCCTTGCCGGGGCGGTACTTGTACTTCGTTCTTGTCAGCTCGCCGACGAGGTCATCCCCACCCGTTGGCTTGCGGTAGTACTCGGGCAGCGAGCCGTCGAGGCCCGCGAACCATTCCTTGCCCTTGAACCAGAGCTCCGTCCGCAGGTTGACGTACTTGTCTTCGTTCACCGTCGCGGGGGACTCGCCGACATTGATGCCGCGGACGGGTAACCCCAGCTCGCGGAGTCGGTCGACGACGCCCGAGCCCAGCCCGATGACGTCGACGTTAATCTGCTCGGGACGGAGCGGCTGCGGCGTCGTATCATACTCGAGCTTCACCTTCGCCGCGATCGCCATCAGGTCGAGGCCGGCCCACCAGCGAATCGGCTCGAGCAGCTTCTTGCCCTGGCGCTTGGCGAGAGCGGAGCGGTCGGACCCGAAGCGGGCGACGTCCAGCCCCCAGATGACCTTTGTCGTCGGCGAGGGCGTGATGTCGCGCCCGATCGCGGAGGAGACGGAGGCCCAGGAGATGATCGTGTCCGAGTCCGTCGTCGGGAACTCGCCCAGGATGCGGACGCGGTACTCGTTCGACTCGATGCCCCACGACTGCTCGACGAACTCGGCGTACTCGTGGGAGACGCCGGGCACCTCGAGCGAGTTGACGTGGAAGCGCTTCCACTTCTCGCCCTTCGTGTGCGAGTCGAAGAAGAAGCCCTGCCCCTTCAGCGGGTTTCCCGCCAGCAACATGGTTGCCAGCTCACCCGACATCGACCCACCGGCGGACTCGAAGATTTTGTTCGGAACGCCCGACGCCTCGTCGGCGATCAGGAGGACGTTCTTCGAGTGGACGCCTTGCAGCGCCTCGGGCTGCTCAGGCCGCGCGGTGGCGATCGTGATGTAGCTCTCGGACGGGTAGGCCTTGTGTTCCGCCCGGTCGTGGCCGATCATCACCATGTCCTGCATCCACGGCTGCTTCAGGCGGGAATGCCAAACTTTGAAGTCGGCCCACAGCACGTTGAAGAGCTGCTTCTCCGTCGGCGCGGTAATGGCGGTGCGCTGCGGGAAGCGGCACAGGATGTGGTGCAACGCGGCCCAGGACAGCCAGGTCGACTTGCCCACGCCGTGCCCCGAGCGGATCGTGATGTAGCGCTCGCGGGCGTCGTAGGCCGCCGCGGCGTCGACCTGCCAGTCGTAGGCCTTCCCTCCGTCGAGGTGCCGCTCCGCGTCCAGACACTCGTAGACGAAGAGCATCAGGTCGGGGCTGTACCGTTCGGCGAAGGCGATGAGCGGATTCTTCTCCGCCGCTGCCACTATGGCTCCCACTCGATGGTGCCTTCCTCGAAGTACATTACTGCCCGTCGATCTCGTGCGGCGTCGGGTCGAAGAGGTGGTCCAAGATCACCTGGCCGCCGCCGTCGGAGACGTGCAGGGCGATGACACCGCCCGGGCCCACCGGTGAGCGGAGCCGAATCGGCGCGACCCCCGTCGAGAGCAGGTACGGCAGGGTCGCGAGATTGTGCGAGTGCGTGACGTAGACGCAGCCGTGGTCCTCGTGGAGCGCCTCGTCGATCGTGCGGCCGAGCTCCTTGCCCCACACCGCGAGGAAGTCGCCGACCGACTGCGACGACCCGGGCGCCTTCGCCCAGAGTCGGGACTTGAGATCGGACATGACGCCCTCGATCTCCTCGTCCTTCATCCCCTTCAGGGTACCGACGTCCATTGGCCGCAGGCCGCGGCGTTCGGTGTTGGGTTTCTCGATGCCGAGCTCTTGCCGGATGATCTCGGCGGTCTCGACGGCGCGGCGCAAGTCGGAGGAGTAGACCTCACCGATGCCCATCTTCGAGAGATACTCGGCGGCGGCCTTCGCGTCCTTCACGCCTTGAGACGACAGTCCGCTATTTCCCCAGCCGTGCACCCGACCTTGTTCGTCGATCGGCGTCGTGCCGTGGTGGACGAGGTACAGGGAGGTGGCGTCTCGCTTCGTGTCTAACGAGGACATTAGCGGATTCTCACCTTGACGACCGCCCGGGGCTCGTGGCCGACGGTCGGCTGAATCTCCTGCTCGAGGAGGAACGTCGCGAACGCCTCGTCGGTCAGGCTCTCCTCCGAGATCGCCTCTTGGAGCAGGCGGCGGCGCCGCGCCCGTCCGCCTTCGCGGTCGGGCTGCTGCAGGTCTTGTCGAATGAGGCCCATGTTACCGTCCGTAGTGGTTCGGGGATGGCTGCTCGCGCCAGAGGCATTCGAAGTCCTGGCCGATCACGGCGACGTTGTACATCGAGCGCGTGACGAAGCAGACGCGGCCCTGCGTGCCGGCGAGCCAGTAGGCGTCGTAGCCGGTGCCGTTCCCGGCCATGTTCGGCCAGTAGGCGCGCACGGGACACGCGGGACTTGCGACGTCGGGGCAATAGCCCATGTCGGTGACGCGGTCACGCGATGGGACTCCCAGGACGAGCAGGGCGACGGCGATCAGAGTCTTGCGCAAGGCTACCTCCTCTTCGGTTTCGGCGAGGGACCCTCTGGAATTTTCGAGAGGTGTCACCTTGCGCGTTTCCACCACCCCCCGTCGATCAGATGGCCCCCCGGGGGGTCTCCGAGGCTGCCAGTCTGCCAGTGTGTCAGGTTGACACACAGCGTAACCGACGCAACCACACGAGCTTACCAGTCAGCCAGCTTGCCATCATGCCGGACTGGCAGACTGGCGCGCTGGCACGATTCTTGCACGGGCACGGAATTGCCGGACTCGCGATCTGCCGGCCAGGTCTACAGCCAGGGGTTGCGGTTGACGCCTATCAAGCGGAGCGCGACGAAGCCGAGCGTCGCCCCGAACATGGCGCTCGAGACGCAGAGCAGAGCACGCGCGAGCAGCTCGAGCAGGTGCACACTACAGCTGGTAGCACACCTCGGCGCCGAGCGCGCGGTCCCACGCTCGAGCGATGCGCACGCCGAGCAGCTCACTCGGCTTGACCCACGCAAGCGTGCCGCTCTTGAACTGGAAGCGCACGTTGCCTGCTTGCCGATGTATCTCGTCGTGCGCTCGACGCGACATCACCGTGTGCGAGCTGATGGACACGCGCATCTCACGCAGCTTGTCGAGGAAGTTGAGGTAAGGCGTCGCCCACTTCAGTGCGTTGTTCACGGTCTCTCCTCGTAGTTGCAGCGCTTGTTCATGCAGCGCCACACTGGTCCGGTCGCGTCGATGAACAGCTGCATCGGCATCCCACACTTGTTGCGCAGGCAGCGCGGCGGCGCGTTCTTGTTGAGATGATACTCGGGACCTGACTGACTCGGCTCCCACTCGGCTGCGTCATAGTCCCTGCTCTCCCACGGCTGCCGCATCGCTGCTCCCTTGAACTTGAACCGGCGCAAGCTGGGCGCCGCAACTAGCGCAGTGCACACCATCCAGAGCCGCGCGATGGCCAAACGTATCACACCAGCTCCGCGTGAACTTCGTGTCGTCGGCCTGTGTTGGTCGCCGCCAATCACCCTTGCCCACTCTGACCCTCCGCGATCTCGAGCAGGGCGAGCTCGAGCGCGCGTGTGCGCTTCTGCTCGGCGGCCTGCACTGACTCACGTTGCAGCGCATGCGCGTAGGCGACGCTGGTCTCAAACACGACGAGCCGCAGCTGCCTCTCGGTGAGGCGCAGCGTCGGCTCGTTAGACATCGAGGACGACACGCTTCTTCGAGCGTGCCGCTACATGGAATTGTTTCGCGACGTTCAGGCCGCGGTGCGGACTCTTGCGGCTCTCGAGCTTCGCCTGTCGCGCGGCTGTTGGGCGCTCGACGTCACCGTCGAAGCGCACGCCGCCGGCGATGCGATGCGCGGGCGCGGTTTCGTTCTGCTCGTTGCGGCTGATGATGGTTCGCTTCTCGGCCACAGCTCACCTCGAAATGTGGAGGCGGGGCAGCGCCCCTTCTATCTGGCGCGGGCGCGCGTAGACTGCGGCGCTGCCCGTACGCCTCGCACGATCTGTTGCTGGCGGAGCGGAGACATCAGAGCGTACAACGTCAACATGACGCCACGCGCTCGAGCTCCAGTCGCCGTCCATTTGAAGTACGTGCGATGGTTGGGGCGTGTCTCACCGACTGTGGTGATTGTGCCACCAAACATCCTCGCCAATCGCTCGAGCGGTTCGCGCTGCACCTGCGTCGCGACTACTCGCTGTGTGCGTGGCGCGCTCGTAAAGCAACCTTCGCCCTCAAGAAATCCCGCCGCCCACGAGAGATCACGGAGCGATGGGGCTCGTGTAGCCGTTGGCGACAGAACATCCCCGAGCTGAGGCAACTACAGACCCTTAGTGCTCGCATAGTCGTGGAGCTGCGACTTCGACATCTTCGTCACGCCACGGTTCCGCTTGTAGACCTTGCTCGGCTCGTGCTCGGCGATCGCCATCAGCTGACGCTGCTTCGTCGACACGGCTGGGTTGAAGATCGCCGGCGAGCGACGCGCGTGGTCGACGTTGACCCCACGCATGCCCTCGACGAAGGAGCGCAGCTCTTCCGCCTCGGGCTGATCGCCGGAGATGTGCAGGTGCTCGACGCCGTCGCTGTTCGCGATCGCGGGCGACACACTGTCGCGCCGGGCGCCGCTGGTGTTGGAGACTGCCGGCTTCGTCACGGCGTCGCGTCCGCGGGCCATGTTAGTTGCGCCCACGCGGACGGGAGACGTGCTTCAGGCTGATCGGGAACGTCTTCGCCAGGTCGGTGCCGCCATGCTGGGCGGCCTTCTCTGGTCCACCACGCGAGCTGATCGTCCCGCCCTTGAGGTTGGGCCGGGAGACATGCTGCGCGAGATCGACGCCGCTGCCTTTGTTGAACGGATTCGCTTTGGGAGACGCGCCGAACGAGCGGGGCACGTTGTAGCGCTTCGCGTCGGCCGGGGAATGCAGGTGGCCGGTGGAAGCCTTCTGGGGGATGCTGTCTTTCTTCGCCATGGAGATTACTCCGAAACGTGTGGAACAGATTGTGTGAGATACTCGGCGATCGTACGAACGTTACGCTCGTACCACCCGAGTCTCCCATTGCAGTAACGGCAGAGCAGGCCCCGAACTTCACGGGAACGATGGTTGTGGTCTACGTCAAGGCGTCGAGCTCCGGGCGCCGGTACGAAACCACATATCTTACAGGCCCCACCCTGTGCGTGCAGCATTGCATCGTACTGCTCTGCCGAGAAGACGATGCCCTGTCTCTTCCACTCGTACGCCCGCCACGAGTCTTTGACTCGCTGTGGGTGCTTGAGTTTGAATCTCCGCTGCCGCTCCGCCGAACTAAGCGCCATCCGTCTCGCTCGCGGCCGGCAAGCTCGGCCCACTCGTGACGTGTGCAGGGACCGCGACGCGCGCGGGCCGCTGGATAATCAAGGCCTGGATGTGGAGCTCACCAATAGAGAGCGGCGCGTTCGCCGGCTTTTCCTTCGGCTCTCCGAAACGCTGGCGGTCGTAGACGCCGGCCAGCCACCGTCGATGCGCGACGCGCTGCGCCGCCTTTTGAATCGAGTCGCGGTCGAGCGACGCGTTGTCGATGATGTCGAGGCTGTCCTCGGCGAGCTGTTCCGCAAACGACTCGTTCGCGAGCTGCAGCGCCTCGGCAAACTCGGCCGACTCCTTCGCCGCGCTCTTCAGCATCGTGTAGATGAACTGGTTCGAGCAGCCGACGTCCTTCGCGATCGTACGCCACGTCTCGCCAGAGGCGCGGCGCTCGAGGATACCCGCCCACCCACCCAGGTCCTCGTTGATGTGCTTGAGCCACGCTTCGCGCTTCGGTGTGCCGGCCACTGGCCCCCTCGGTCCTTGGTGACGCTGCTGTCCTATGTGAGAAAGATAACAGCAGTGTCAAGACACTGATCGTAGAGGTGGGGCAGGGTTGGCCGAGTCAGCCAGTTTGCTTCGGTGTCTTTTCGCCCCCCTGGGTTGGCCGAGTCAGCCAGTCCGCCCACCCCCTCCGGTACCGGTACCCCGACCCGGTATCCCCCCGGTACTACTCTCTCTTACGAGAGAGTAGTACCGAGAGGGTGGAATACCGCTTAACTCCTTCTACACCAACAACTTAAGTCGGTACTCGATCGGTACTCCGTCGGTACTCTCGGTACTGGCACGATTCTTGCATCCCATCTTGGGCCTGTGCTCCCGGGCGGTACCGTACCGGTACGGTACCGGTACGGTACCGACTCGAGTCAGCTAGTGTGTCATTTCGACACACCCCCGCTACGCTTAACTGACCCGCGGGTCAGAAAAGACCCCTTGACGGGGCCGGAGCACCCCTTATTTTTACCCTCGTACCTCAACGGAGAACTGGCAACATGAAGCCTACGCGCGGTCCCGTGTCCGTCCGTATCGAGTATCACGGGTCGCTGTACCTGCTCCGCCCGCTCACACCCGAGGCGAAGCTGTGGCTGATCGACAACGTGGGGACTCCCTCGGACGAGGTGCAGTGGTTTGGCGGCGCGGTCGTCGTCGAGCCCCGGTATGTCGGCGACATCCTCGAGGGCCTGCGGGCGGACGGGCTGGTGGCGCAATGACGTACACCCGCAAGCCCCTGCGTTGTCCGTGCGGCGTCGAGACAAAGACGCTCAAGCAACTGGTCGAGCACCAATGGAAGGAGCACGGCGTCGGCGAGAGTCCGCCCGACCTTCCTCCGTATGGTGTCGGGTTGGACGACGTCTCCTGGTACGACGAGGACGCCTTCAAGCGGGCGGACCTATGACGACGACCGTCTCCCTGACTGAACGCGCCGGCTGGACGTGGAGGCGTGTGTACTCCACCTTCACCTCGCGCGAGGTCTTCACCGACCCCGACGGCACCGAGTGGGTCCGCGTCTCGAGCGAGTCCTTCAACCCCGAGCGGGGCGACATCCAGGTCGCGGTGAAGACGCCTGGGCTGCGCCCCCTCACCCTTCGGCGACGCGACGCGCTCGCCGGCAACCTCAAGAAGGAGGACGTATGACCGAGACGGTGCTGCGGCAGTGGGCGCAGGATGTGGCGGAGACGCTCGCGGAGGCGGACGCCTGGGAAGGGACCAGTCGCGGCATACAGGCGCTGGCCCAGCTGCAAAAGCTGGCGAATCGCGAGCTCGGACCCGGGGGCGGCCGTTGCCTGATCGGCGGCTCGTTCTCGGACGAGACCGGCTGGTGGATGGTCGACGAGGTCTTCGACGACGGCTCGATCTGGCTCGTCGGGAAAAACGGGGAGGACCGCGTCACGACCCGCGACCGCCTGCCCCCG